AGTTTTTCCTAGTTTCTTACAACACATGGTTCTTAGGCATTCAAACAGTGTTTCGATTGCTGGAAATATAACGTTAAAATTAAAGGAGAATTAAATATGAATATAAATAATTACTTTCAAACTGAAATCTGGGTTGAAAACAAACCAGAGTATTTAAAATCAATTGATAAAGCATGTAATAAATATATTAAAAAAGCACGTAATAGAAATAAAGAATACATAAAAAAATTTGATGATTTTGGTATCTCTCATCATTCTACACCTCTTTTACAAGATAACTCTTTTAGAGATTTTAAACAATATATAGGTGCAAAATCGTGGGACTATTTAGATGCTCAGGGTTATAACATGTCTCTCTACACAACTTTCTTTAGTGACATGTGGGTACAAGAGTTTTCAAAAAAAGGTGGTGGCCATCATAGTGCACACATACATTCGAATCAACACGTATCAGGATTTTATTTTTTAAAATGCAGTAAGCAAACTTCTTATCCTGTATTTCATGACCCTAGAACGGCATCAAGAGCAACCAAATTAAAAATGAAAAACAATGACAAAATACTTGGAGGTACAGAATTAGTTCACTTTAATCCTGCACCAGGTGCGTTGTTAATATTTCCTGGATATTTGGAACATGAATTTATCGTTGATCGTGGTGTTGAACCATTTAGATTTATACACTGGAATATTCAAGCTGTTCCAAAATTAATGGCTAAAGATGTTTAAAGAAATTAAAAATTTTTGTTATTTAAAACATATAAAAGATTAGGGTATTACCCTTCCGATGTTATAGGTAATCTAGCTTCTAAACATAATGTTAAGAATCACCAAATTACAAATCACTTAAGAAAAGCTGGTATTAATATATCTGATTTAAACAGCGTAGATAGTAAATATTTTGATGCTGCGCAAGATTATTTGCAATTAAGTGCAAAAGAAAAAAAGAAATATGGAACAAAACATAACTTATTGAAAAAATACATTAAAGAGCCAGGAAGATTTGAAAG